ATGAACATTCTGCTGATTTCAGAATGCAATAAGCGCGCGCTGGTCGAAACCCGCCGGATACTGGATCAGTTTGCCGAACGCAAGGGCGAGCGCACGTGGCAAACCGCCATCACGCAGGAAGGGCTGAACACGCTACGCAAGCTGCTGCGCAAAACGGCGCGTCGTAACACGGCTGTCGCCTGTCACTGGGTTCGCAGCGCGAATCATACCGAACTGCTGTGGATCGTCGGTAATTTACGGCGTTTTAATGCACAAGGGAGCGTGCCGACCAACACCACCAGCCGCGATATTCTGCGCTCGAAAGATGAAAACCCGTGGCACAGCGCCGAGGTGTTTAGCCTGCTGGCCGCTATTGCTGGGTTATTTCACGATGTCGGCAAGGCTAACGCGCTATTCCAGACAGGGTTGAGCGGTACAGGTCCACGCAGCCAACCGTATCGACATGAATGGGTATCGCTGCGGCTGTTTCAGGCCTTCGTGGGGGAGCAAGACGATAAAGGCTGGTTAACCGCGCTCAGCACGGTGACTCCAGAGGCAGAAACAACCCTGCTGGCAGCCTTACAGCGGGATAAGCAAACGCCCAGTAGCAGTCCATTTCGCACTTTGCCGCCGCTGGCGCAGGTTATCGCCTGGCTGATTGTTTCGCACCATCGGCTACCTGTGTTTAACAAATCGGCAGAGCTTGCGCCCAACAGCAGTGAACCCCAGCTCGACTATGCAGAAACATGGTTAACCGACCATCTCTCGGCACAATGGAATGCTCTCAATCATTGCAAGCTCGATGTCACGCCAGCCAATCTGTTACAGGTGTGGCAATTTCCGCATGGCACACCGCTACGCAGCAGCGTCTGGCGTGAGAAGGCGCGCAAGTTTGCGGGTCGAGCGCTAAAGCTCCCCTCATTCATGCATTTCGCTAAGTTAGATCAGCGGCTGACCGTGCATCTGGCGCGTCTCGCACTCATGCTGGCTGACCATCATTATTCAGCAGGCGCGGCAACGGTTGGCTGGCAGGATATGGCTTATTCAGTCTGGGCTAACACCGATCGCAAAACGGGGGAATATAAACAGAGGCTGGACGAACACTGCGTCGGCGTCGGGCAAAATGCTCTGCTGCTGGGGCGCAGCCTGCCGAACCTACGCGATACGCTACCGGCGATTACCCGGCATAAGGGATTTCGTCAGCGTAGCACGCACCCGCGCTTTCGCTGGCAGGATCGCGCATTCGATCTCGCCTGTTCCATTCGTGAATCCAGCAAGCAGCATGGTTTTTTCGGCGTCAACATGGCCTCGACAGGCCGGGGGAAAACCTTCGCTAACGCCCGAATTATGTATGGCTTGTCGGACGAAACACTCGGCTGTCGCTTCTCTGTCGCGTTAGGGCTACGCACGCTGACGCTACAAACGGGTGATGCGCTACGGCAGCGCTTAAAGCTGGATGAAGACGACTTAGCGGTGCTGATTGGTTCACAGGCCGTGCAAGATCTCCATGAAATGCAGTTGGAAAATGAGACGCGCCAACAAAACACAGCGCAGACGGGCAGTGAATCCGCCGACCCGCTGTTCTCTGAACATCAATATGTTCGTTACGACGGCTCGCTGGACGATGGCAGGTTAAAAACGTGGCTGGAACGTAGCCCAACCTTGCATCAATTACTGAGTGCACCGGTGCTGATCACCACCATCGATCACCTGATGCCCGCTACAGAAAGTCTGCGCGGCGGCCACCAGATTGCCCCGATGCTACGGCTATTGACCTCCGATCTGGTACTCGATGAACCGGATGATTTTGGGCTGGAAGATCTTCCCGCACTCTGCCGACTGGTGAACTGGGCAGGCATGCTGGGATCGCGTGTTCTACTTTCCTCGGCCACGTTGCCACCCGCGTTAATTCGCGCGTTGTTCGGTGCCTATCTTGATGGACGTGCTGCCTGGCAACAGGCTTACGGCACACCGAATACGCCCTTGAACGTGTGCTGCGGCTGGTTTGATGAATTTGACTGTCAGCATGAGCAGTACGGCGATGTGAAAGGCTTCATAACCAGGCACGATGCGTTCGTTCAGCAGAGGCTGAAGCATCTTACCAAAGAGGAACTCCCGCTCCGGCTAGCTTCCATTGTGCCCGTCAGCAGCCCCAGTAAAAATAAAGATGATGTTCATCTGGCCGTCGCACAGGCGATCCACCCACTGATACGCGATTTACATTCACAGCATCACCAACAGCATAAGAGCGGAAAAACCGTCTCGCTGGGACTGGTCAGAATGGCAAACATCAACCCGTTGGTTGCCGTCGCCCGCCAGTTGCTTGCCATCCCCTCACCGCCGGACACCTGTATTCATTACTGCATTTATCACAGCCAACATCCGCTGGCGATGCGTTCCTATATTGAGCAACGGCTCGATGCCGCGCTGATGCGCAACGACGCCGATGCGCTGTGGCAGGTGGAGGAGATTCGTCAGGCGATAGAAAACACGCCGCAGCAACAGCATATCTTTGTGGTGCTGGCGACCTCGGTCGCTGAAGTGGGTCGTGACCACGACTACGATTGGGCGATTGTCGAACCCAGTTCAATGCGTTCATTCATCCAACTCGCCGGACGAATATTGCGCCATCGGCAGGATGAACAGCATGTGCCTAAAACGCCGAATATCGCCCTGCTCAGCCACAATATCAAAGCGCTCAAAGATGAACACGTCGCGTACTGTAAGCCGGGGTTTGAGTCAGAAGACGAACGGCTGGATACGCACGACCTTCGTCAGCTATTGCAGGAGGAGGACTACCGTCATCTCAACGCCGCACCGCGCATTGTGCAACCGGCGACCCTCACCAAACCGTTTTCGCTGGTGGCGTTAGAACATGCTGTTTTAGGAAAAACGCTGCTTGGCCTCACAAATCAAAAGCTCGATGACCTGAAACGCCCGCCCGCCGCCTTCTGGTGGCGTGCACATCCGCACTGGAACGGTGAATTACAGCGGCGCACGCCCTTTCGAAAATCCGACAGAGATGAACCGTATACCCTGTGGATCGCCGATGACGATGAAGATGTCGTTTTCATGATACCGGACGACGGCCCCAGCGGCTGGAAGCAAAGCGATGTGATCTGTCCCACGTCACTGCACATGGCTGAAGGCGTTTGTGCGTGGGTCGATCCCGACTACCACGCCTTATACCAGCGGCTGGCGGACGAGAAACAGTGGGAACTCAAACGGGTTAGCGCCCGCTTCGGCGAAATCCGCCTGCGGGAAGACGAGAAAAAAGACTGGCTCTGGCACCCACTGCTGGGAGTGTTTGCACAATGACAAAAATAACAATAGGAGGAGGAATGGAAGAAAGCAGACTGACACAGTTCATCGTGTCCTACATCAACAATCGAAAGCAAGCCAAGCTGGATGCATTCGATAAAGAAGCGGAGAAGAAACGTGCGGCGCTCAGCGGTGAAGCGTTAGCAGCAGAGGAATTGGAGCTGGCCGAGAAGCGGCGAGAGATAGAGCAAAAACATGAGGTTCGCGCGTGGTTAACCGATGCCGCCAGCCGCGTCGGACAAATCAGTCTGGTCACCCACGCGTTGAAATTTACCCACAGTGATGCCAAAGGCACCAGCATCTTTAGCACCGAAACGGTAGCAGATGCCAAAACGCTTTCGACCGCAACACTGGCACAACCCGCTATCGATGCCGTGGGAAACGCCGCCGCCCTTGATGTCGCCAAACTGCTCCAGACCGAACACGACGGGGATTCGCTGGTCGCGGCTCTACAGCGTGGCGATCACCGTGCCTTAGAAACCCTGGCAGAAAACCCGGAACAGCTCGCACAGTGGCTGGCGGGGTTTCAGCAGGTCTTCACCGATCGCCAGCCCAGCTCACATAAGCTAGCCAAACAGATCTATTTCCCAACAGAAAACGGTGAATACCATCTGCTCAGCCCGCTTTACTCCTCATCGCTGGCGCAAGCGCTCCACCAGCGGATTAATGCCGTGCGCTTTGGTGAGGAAGCAAAAGCGATTCGTCAGGCGCAAAAAGCAAATCAGTGGCACGAGCAGCTCGCTATCAGCTACCCCAATCTAGCGGTGCAGAATATGGGGGGCACCAAGCCACAAAATATTTCATCACTCAATAGCAGCCGTAGCGGCCGTTCCTATTTGCTCAGCAGCGCACCGCCGCAGTGGAACAGCATTGAAAAATCGCCGCAGCAGCATGACTCTATTTTCCGTCCACGCGGCGAGGTGGACTATCACACCCGAGCGACCTTAGCGCAGATGCAGCGCTTTCTGCTTAGCGTCAAAGAGGTGGAAAACAATCGTGACATTCGCCAACAGCGCCTGCGCTATCTCGACCAGTTGATCGATCAGCTCTTCTTTTATATCTCCAGCGTGCAAAACCTGCCCTCCGGCTGGAGCGCAGAGTCTGAACTGAAACGCGCCCAGCAGCTGTGGCTCGATCCTTATCGTGCAGAAACGGATACGGTTTTCCGCCGCGAGCGTGAAGCAGGAGACTGGCAAAAGGCTGTGGCCTACGATTTTGGCCGCTGGCTGAACCGTCGGCTCAAGCATGAAGATTTGATCTTCGGCGAAGTCGAACGCCGCGAATGGTCTACCGCTGCGCTGTTCAAACGCCGGATGCGTGAAATGGAAAGCGCACTGAAAGAGGATCTGGCATGAGCACATTAATTATCCTGCGGCGTATCAAAGTCGAAAATGCCAACGCCATTGCTGGGTTAACCTATGGCTTCCCCGCAATTACGCACTTTCTCGGCTTTACTCATGCGCTATCACGCAAGTTACAAACCAGCCACGGGCTAACGCTGGACGGCTGCGGCGTGGTGAGCCATCAACATCAGTTACACGCCTACGGTTCTAGCTGGGAACGGAGTTTCGCCCTGACCCGCAATCCATTGACCAAAGAGGCGAAAACCGCTGCTTTCAATGAAGAAGGCCGCATGCATATGACCGTCTCGCTGTTAATTCGCTGCGAGGGACAGATCCCGGCGGATACCACGGCATTGTGTGATTTCCTCACCCAGCAGGCACAGTGCCAGCGGCTGGCGGGCGGCACGATTGTTGATATCGAGCGCGTCACCATCCAGTCATTACCCAGCGACGAAGCGGAAACCCGTAAAGTTATGCGCCGTTTGTTGCCGGGCTTTGTATTAAAAGATCGCACATCGCTGCTGCATGACCATTTCCAGACGCTACAGCAGGACAATCCGCAAGCGGAACTGATTGATGCCTGGCTGGACTTCGCCGCGTTAAAAATGCGGGCAGAGCGCGATCCCAACGGGAGCAATGTACAGTGGCAGTACCAGCCCAAACCCGGTGGTGGTGGTTTCTTGATCCCGCTAATGATCGGCTACCGCGCCATTTCGCCGCTTTATGCTCCCGGCGAGGTCGATAAAACCCGCGATCCGCACACGCCATTCTGTTTTGCCGAAGCCGCCTACGGCATCGGGGAATGGCAAGGCGCGCACCGCATCAGTGATATCCGCCAGATACTCTGGGAGTACGACTATCAGAACGGCGATTATCACTGCCGCCAATTAGCAGACACCCATTCAACAGCAGAAGACATTTCTGATGCGCCGCGCGATAAATGCGGCACATCCTGCGCGATAAATACATCGCTTTAACTATTTCACATATCGTAAAAAAATTACAAATTTCCCATCATGAACTCGGTACTGTCGGCCAGGCGATTTCAGCAACGCTAACATCAACACGGCTCAGCAGGACCACGTATTTCTGCCACTCAACCAACTCAGCTTTCTCGTTATCCGTCGCAATATCAAGATTAACGGCATAGGTCAGTTCATTGATCCGTGTAGTTGCAGCGGCCTTGCGTGTACCCAGTTCCTGTTGTGCGGCTTTGATCACTGCGACAGCCTGCGCATCTTTATCTAGCACCCACTCTTTACCGTTCCACACATCGAATGCAGTTGCGGGTTTCAGCAGTGTGAAATGGCTAGGTAATTCGCCGAACTGCGTAACGACCTGAAGTTGGCGCGTCTCAGTGCTGTAAATAGTCTGGCCGCGATAGTCCACCACGCTCTCCCAACTTTTACCGTCAGCGCTACGGCGCAAGGCGTGTCCTGCTGGAGGTAATTCGGGCTCGTCTGCGTAGCTATCTGCTGGCAGGCTCACACCCTGCATGACGTATTCATAGCTGGCGCTCAGATATTCTCGTGTGATTGGATTAACGTGATAAACCGTAATCCAACCAGCGTAAATCGCCAGCCCTTTTTCATTCAGTACTGCGGTTTCAATTTGTTTTGAATATTTGCTCATTATGCGGCTCTCACGATGTAGTTAAATGCGATGTTGCGTGGGCGAGTTTCACTTCCGCCGAATGAATGAAGCGGATTGCCTGCGCCGCTGGTATTCGATGATGTTCCATCAGGGTTACTTTCACTGTGAACGATAAATGGCCCAGTAGCATCAATAGGCGGGAAACCTACACCATCACTCGTCCCGCCGCCTTCATGAGAAAGGGTAATTGTGTGCTTATGGCTACGCATTGCATCTTGTTGAAGTGACAAAATAGAGCGATCAATATCTACACCGCGTCCAAAATCACAACCACGAATGAATTCGCCACGTAGGTCGGGTAAGGCCCCCGTCGGATACCTACTGGACAAGATTGGGTACAGCGATGTGTTAAATTGCTGACCCGCGCACGCAAGCCAGCCAGCAGGGACCGTGACTAACGGCCATGGTTGAGGAATGCCAACAAATTCATTTATCTGAATCGCATTTATATCTGCTGCTGTGAGATTTTTAGTATTAAAATCTCGACGCCAACCGCCACCTGAAGCATTGTCAGACTCTACATAAACAAACTGCCCTTGCACTGCTTCAGGATCGCTTGATGACGACATCGTTGTTACACGTATTGTCCGCAAATAATAGCGATCTGCAAAAACTTCTACGACAGCACCAGCTAGTTCAATGTGACCACAACCAGTATCCACAATTTTTTTGTTTGTTGAGTAATTCCATGTACCCGCACATACGAAGTAAAGATGGCTGAAAGCGCCCATGCCGTCTAAATAATCAATAAATTGCTGAGTTGACCACGCCCCGGATGCAGCCCCGAAATCAACCCACCCAGAGCCCAAATAAGGCAGGCTGGCATTTTTGGCAAATAATTTTGTATTGGAAATATCCGCGCCATTCTGGTCTTTTGCCAGTTTTCCAGACAACGCATTCAATATCGTGGTGGAAAAGTTAGGGTCATTCCCTAGCGCATTCGCCAGCTCTTGCAGTGTATCCAGCGCAGCTGGTGAGCCGTTGACCAGAGCTGCAATAGCCACTTTCACAAATGCCGTGGTGGCCAGTTGCGTGTCATTAGAACCGGATGCTGCAGTTGGGGCGGTTGGCGTTCCTGTGAATGCCGGACTCGCTTTCGGCGCGTACTGGGGATGTGCATCAAGAGTTGATGCATGGGCATTCAGCTTATTTGTCGCGTTGGCTTTGGCATCAGCAATCGCATTCAATATGGTGGTGCTGAAGTTAGGGTCATTACCTAATGCATTCGCCAGCTCCTGCAGCGTATCCAGCGCTGCTGGTGAGCCGTTGATTAACGTAGTAATCGCAGCTTTAACGAATGCTGTAGTCGCAATCTGATTACTGTTAGCGGTTTGAGCGGCAGTTGGAGCGGTTGGCGTTCCTGTGAGGGCTGGGTTCGCTTTCGGCGCATATTGGGTATGGGGATCAACGGCACCGACATGCGTGGCCAAATCACTTCCCGTTTTTTCCTGCTCACTCTTCAGATAAGTCGTGCGGCTAGCCAACTGTTCAGCCTGTCGGTTGGAAATACCTCCAGGGCCACCAACAACGGGGTCTGATGTTTCCAGTTGATAAATGCCGTCGATCCACGTTTTTTGTTCAGGCAAGTTAGCCATTTATGCACTCCCGTAATTATAACTGCCGTCATACGACGCGGTTTCGTTATAGCGAATAGGCACCCCCAGATATTCCAGACTGGCTAAGAGGCAGCGGGCGGGGGCGATCATTTCCAGTGTGTTACGCAGCATCTGCGCCTGGTCATTGGTGATAGGTTGTTGCAGCAGAACGCGATAGACAGGCCATTTGTTGCTATCGCCGTAAACCATGTGACCGTTATAACTGCGGATACCGTTGTAACTGAGGCGTCCGATGTGTTCGATTAACTCAACATCGCCAAATCCGAGACTACGGATAACATCACGCACGGCCCATTCCGTTCCTTTGAAGCGATGCCGCTCTATCGCTGACTTAATCATGGCGCGGCGGGCATCTTCAGATTCAGCCAGTTGCCAGCCGTCTTCCTTCAGTGAGAACTGCTCGGCAAGAGAATCAAGTGCGCTGCTGTCGACGATGTCGACCAGATAGACAATGACGGCTTCAACCTGTAACGCGTCGAACCCATCCAGTAACGATGCCAACACGCTAAATCGCAGATCAGACGCCAGCGAAGGCTGGATAAGGTCTTTACTCATCAGCCGCACCTGCAATGGTTATTGCGATGTCTGTACAGATAGCGAGTTGCCAGTCATCAAGCACTAGCAACGCCGGGGACAGCAGCTCAACGCTGTAAACACCATCGAGTAACAAGGCGGCATTAATCTGACTGGGCACGATGTCCTGCCCCAGTGTTGCCCGACGTTGTTCTGTCCAGGCTAACGCTGCCTGTTGTGCTGCCTGTTTTACCGGTAATGCCTGTACATCGCGTTTGAGCGTCAATCTTGCATGCAGTGAGTATTCAACCGGAACCGGGGATTTCGCGGCTACCGTATCCGTCAGTGGCCGGACTTTTTCATCGGAACAAACGCTGATGACTTGCGCCAGCACACTGTCATCAGGCAAGCCCGTGGACAGCAGAGGATATAAATGAACGGTGCCAGGCTCAGCTCTAACCACCGCAACATCGACAATATCGGGGTGAGCGCTCAATGCGTGATAGCGGTACGCTAATTTTGAGCCTGCCGTGCTGAAGGACTCAGGGGCTAACTGGATGCGTTCGCGCAGCCGGTCATCTGTTTCCTCATCAGAACCACCGACGCTGGCGGTAAGATTCCTCACCGTGAAGTCGATATCGTCAACCTCATCCACCAACGTGCTGATTTGTGCCGGTTGCCAGTTGTTGCCCATTAACCCCGCCTGCGTACAGGTCGCTGCCACTGTTGCGCTCAGTGCGCCAGCTTTCATTATCACATCGCTGTCGGTTGCAAATAAGACGCTGTCGGAGGCACTGACGCGAGTTCCGGCTGGGATCAGCGTATCGGTCAACAGGACACTTTCGACGCTAAACTGCAGCGTCGTCTGTCCGGCCAGTGCAGCGAGACGGTACGTTCCCACCAGTTCGCCGAGGTAATCCAACATCGGCGCACGGGCATAACGCACCAAATTCTGTTTGGCCGCATCCTGAATCGCACTGCGTACCAGCATTTCACGGTAGGCCATCAAATCAATTAGCAGGCGTTCAGCCTGGGCGGGATACAGTGTCTTACCGCTGTCTGCCTCATATTTTGCAATCAGTTCTGCGGTAATCTTCGCGGCATCACGCTCAATGAAGACAGGTTCAATCGTTACCGCCATAGCACCTCCGTAGCCTGTAGCACGCCGCTGGTTGTTTCCCAGCTCAGGCGCAATGTCATATGCGAACCATCAATCAATGGCTTCACGGCCAGCAGCTTGCAGCGTGGCTCCCAGCGTTTGATCGCTTCGACCGTCTCCCGCACGATGTGCGGAATTGCCCGGTCAATCGGGTAGTCAATGTAGTGATGCAGGTTACTGCCAAATTCGGGACGATGTGGATCGCTACCGCGTGGCGTGCGCAGAATGATGTGAATGGCCTGTGTGATATCGGCAACGCCCTCGACGAGTTCGCCAGGGTGTTGCAGGGCCGGTTGCCAGTAAACAGAATTAGTATTCATGGGGGCAGTATCGCCCCCGGTGGGATCGGTGGTTATTAAAGGGGATGAAAAATAGATTTAGCGGTTTATTGCTCCTTTTCAGCCATCTTAGTCCACAAAAAATTACAAAATGCGCTACAGGCAACCAGCATAAATTTGGCATCAGCAAATGAAGGGTGTTCTGATTCATCGGTTAGCGCATGTCGGATACCACCGCTATCGCTGGTATAGCCATAGAGGCTGGAAAACGCATTTTTCAGGCTGGGATGAAGGCCGATAGAGGTTTCAATTTGTTTAAGGCTTTTACCTAACGTACCTTTCTCCTCTCCAGAAATAGTGTTACAAGCTGACTCAACGGCAGAAATCGACTCTTTGATTGAGTTGCGGTAATCAGGCTGTTTACGGTCAGAAAGAAGCTCTAATGCTCGCTGAAGATGAAATTTCGTTGATTGAGAACCGTTGACTATCGCGCCTTCGACAGCATCGATTTCTTGGCCATCGGTAATTTCTACTACTTCTTTCTTTATGAGGCGATAAGCTGCATTTTCTTTCTCCAACACATAATTGCATGATTTCGTCAGAGCTTCACACCAATCATCCTGTATGTTTTGAACGACAAACTCCAAAAAATCATATAACTCCCACCATTTCATTTCGAAGAAACTGTCTCGAATAATCCCATGCGCATCCTTTCCCGTTGAAGGGATATAATTGATATGGTGAAAATCGGGTATTTTATCTATTGGTAATTTAAAAAAATGGCCCCAAATTCTTTTTACTGTGCTTGAAACTTTTGATTTTGAGGAATAGTCGAGTAACCATTTATCCCAGACAGTAATTTGTAGCGCATTCCAAAGACTGATCCGTAAATCATTATCTATCGACTCACGCTGAATTACTTTCTGTATAGGGCGGACTCCCATCCGCTGAGAAAATGACGGCATATACTCACCTGAAAAGTAGACAAGATTCAGTGAGTATGATGATTTGAGTTACCGCCCTTGTCCATGACCTTACCATCGGCATCAATATCCCCCTGAACGCTGACATTGCCCTGAATGGTTGCTGCTGAGCCAGCACCGCCAGAACCCGCCATGCCACCCTGATAGGTTAACTTACCTTTTACTAATAGGTTGCCCGTGACTTCTGTATCTGGCGCATCAATGGTGGCTTTTTGTGTTGTCACTGTTACGTGCGTACCGCAAACGATCACAATATGCTCAATGCCGCCATTGATGGTTAACGTATGCGACTTACGGTCGTAGTAAAACGCGGCGCTGTCGGAATAGGTCACACCGCGTGCGTCCGGGTTATTGACCGGTGGCTTATCGACACTCGAATAGACCGCGCCCAGGATAACGCCATCCTCGCCATTTTCATCCAGCAACACGACAACCTGCTCACCTACGTCGGGCAACCAGTAGTCCTTATTGTTCTGGGTATTGTGCTGCAGGACATCAAGCCAGTTGGTGCGCATATTATCGCATTCGGGCAGGCGAACGCGGGCGCGGACGCTCTGAGGGTCAACGGCGCTGACGGTGCCCACCTGTCGTGATACGCTCATTTTTTCTTTTCCTTCACGGTCGTTGTTGTAGTGGTCGTGCCATCCGCTTTGTAAACCGTCAGCGTCTGCGTTTTCTTCTTTTTCTTGCCGTTGGTCTCCGGGCCACGAGCAACTTCCAGTTCGGTCACGTAACCGCTGCTGCGATCAAACGAATGCCGGGCGCTGGTAATAAGCCACTGCCCGGATAATTGACCAAATTTCACCAGCGCTATTTTGTTGCCAGCAGTGAGTTGCGGCGTTCCCATTACCGTCAGTGAACCGGTCTGCTGATATTCGTTATGTGAATCCAGCGCGGCATCGGCTTTGAGCTGCGCACTGTCTTTGTCCGCTGAGCGACTGGTGACCTTGAGCGTATCCGCACTGGTGGTTTTGCCACTCTCTTTTACCGTAGCTGTCGTCGCACTCCCATCGGAATGGTACGTCACCAGTTTCTTGTCACTGGCCTTTTGGTGCTTCAGCTTTGCCGATTTATAGATCTGATTGATGGTGTCACGCAGAGAATAGCGGGCGACATCGGCGGGCGATAACTGTTTTACGGGATCAAGCTGTCGCAAGGTGGCCAGATGGGAAAATATCAACTGGTCGCTGACGACTTTAACGGCATAGCCATACTCGCTGGCCAGTCGCTTCAGGAAGCCGACATCGGTTTCCGCATACTGCGTGACACGATCGACCTTTATTGACTCAATACCGCCGACCAGTTTCAGGCTGTGCTTTTTAGCGATGCGACCTGCGATAGCAGCCAGCGTAGTATTTTCAAATCCACGGCTGGATTTGGTGCGCAACGCGGTGTTGACCGACGTGGCCACACCGCGAATGGACACCGTTGACGGCGGTGCACTGACGTCGATCTCATCAATAGAAAATGTGCCACAGGACAGTAATTTCTCACCGCTGTAACCGAGCTTCAGCGCCAGCGTATCGCCTTTACCCGGATACCACTTATCCAGCCAGCGACCATCGGTGTCATCCAGTGTGACCTCGATGGTGTCTGACTCCGATTTGATATTGTCGGTATAGCTGACGCGGGTGACGTAAGGTGCGATATCGTTGGTGATATCTTTCTTCAGATACCACAGGGTAAACACTGGCTGCAGGACTTCTGAGAAGCCAGACAGCGGTGTAGTTTGCTGAATTAACGTAGCCACGGTGCGACCTCCTCAGCGTTTTCTACTTCATCTTGTTCAATCATTGGGATCAAGAGAACGACGCCGGACGGTAGCGAGGGTGTAACGGCCACATGCGGGTTCGCCATGATGATCCGGTCATAGCCCAACGGGTCGCCATAATAATGGTGTGACAGCGAATCCCAACGGTCACCCATTTTTGTCACATGTTCTATGTACCTCATGCTTTCCTCGCCACAATGGTCGATGTCATTTTACTAAGTGCCGGAGAGTTGTTTTTCAGCAGCACGCCAGCGGCATCGAACTGCCCAGAGACAGTATTCAATGCGGCGGCCAGGTTGCGGCTGTCAACGCCCGCCAGCGATTGTCGCGCCGATGCCACAAACGTTGCGGCCTGACTGGTATCACGGGCTAACCGCACCGCATCAGGGAAGGTATCTTTGACGGCATTCAGCGCCGGAATAGATGACATTAGTGGCGCGGTCACGCCGCCTATCTGTGACATCAGACCGGGAATACGGGTTAGTGCAACAGTCGGATTGGTCGCCATCTTCTGCACCGCACGTACCGTACTGGCGGCGGTGGTAAGGGCAGACTGCGCTTTTTTCGCATAGCTCACGGCATCGCGTACCGATTGTGCCAGGCCACTGGGTTTGGTGACGGCGCTGGTGACAACGTCTGTCCCCGGAATGGCGCTATTAATCGCGGGCGGTTTGAGCGGGCTTTTCGGGTCGCCGATGTACTCGCGCAACGTCACTTCCGCCGTCATGGCCATCACGTTCCCGGACGAATCAGTCTGTTGGCTGCTGGCCGTCACGGCGGTAATCACAAACCAGCCGCGATAGTCACCATTACCGAATACCAGTGCCAGTGCCTGATGCGCCCGCATCGCGCGACGTAACCGCGACAGCTCGTTATCCGGGGTGCAATACAGGCTGTGGAATACCAGGCTAATGCGGAACTCATCGAGCTGTTCGCCGACAAACTGCAGTCCTGGCTTCCCCTCAATACGGCTGTGTTCGGCATAATCGACGCCGAACGTCGATTCAAAACCGTCCCAGTAGGTAATCAACTCAAACTCAATATCACCCAATACCGCAAACATCAGGCATACCCCCGGCGTTGTTGTTGCGCCACAATGCGCTCCATCATCTTCTCCAGTTCGTGCAGGGACAGATTCAGGGCGTTGGTGATTTCCGGTGTGGCTGGCGTTTTCTGCCCATTGAGGTAGATATTGGGTGAGAACGTGACATGGATACCGTTGCTGGCTCCATTGGGGGGAGCGCTATTGGCTGAACTGCGGCGAACCGAGCCATCAGCATTCAATAACGGAATAGGGATATCAGGAACGTCAGGCGTCAACGCACCGGCTAACCGCTGCCCGGCTTTTGCGGCCAGCGGTGTAGTGCGGCTAATGCCTATCGCAGCCCCCTGCGATATATTATCGCCGAATGACGCAAATACCCGGCTGGGGGAATGAATACCTAATTTCTCGGCAAACCAGCCCTTAATATTATCACCTAATTCACCGACGACCTTTTTTGCGCCTTCCCAGGCATTTCTAATACCGTTCACCAGACCGCTGATAATATTTGCGCCAAAGTCGGTAAACTTGCTTGGCATATCGATGCCGAAATATTTCATCACCTCGGCAAATACGGTGTAAAAAATACCGATGGGTGACCAGTTCAGAATCAATTTTGTTACGCCGCCAATGCCACCGCTAAATGCGGTTGTAATATCATTCCAGCGTGCCCGGAACCAATTACTGATAGGCTCCCAGTAGCGATAAACCAAATAGGCTGCGACGGCGATCCCCGTCACCAATAGCCCTATAGGGTTCATCAATAATGCGCGCCCCATAATCATCACGGCACGGCCCACTAACGTAATGCCGCGCATTAAGCCGCCGCCGAGAATTCGTCCCAGCGATAGAGCACCACGGCCAAGTCGGGTAAACATCCCTAGCCACTGCCGCACACGCCCACCGGCACCGAATGCGGTTTGGAGTAACAGCCATTTGGAACGCAGCAGCACCGCGCCTTTCCAGAGGCCAACGACGGGGGACAGCAGCAGATTTAAGCCCAGTTTGGTGCCGATAGCCGCCGCTTTAAAGGCCAGCAACCCGGCTGCGGCCATCACCACGCCTTTCACAATTTCCGGGTTGGCGGCGATCCATTTTCCCGCCTGATCGATAAGCGGGATGATGGTTTCGCCCAGTGAGATTAGGGCTGGTTTTAATGACTCTCCAATGCCGATAGCCGCTTCATTCATACGTATTTGGGTTTGTCGCCAACGTGCCTCTAACGTATCGTTTTGCTTGGCGGCGTCTTTATCCAGCGTTTGTTGGGATTCGGGGCTATTCATTTCCGTTTTGTTGGACTGATACTTTCCCCAATCCTGACGCATTGAAATCAAATGCTGTGCAGTCTGAATATCAGTAAAAATCTCTGCCATCCCAAAGGATTCAAATAATTTTTGCTGTGTATCTTTATCACCCCTAGCGCCTGCTTTCTGCCATTGCTCTGCAAATGCCTTACCCTTGCCATCAATAAAGCGGTTGGCAATCATGAGCGAGGCTTCATATTGAGAAAACCCCTTTGCGACGTAATCCTGCATTGAGGCTTTATAGTTAATTCCGGCTTTCTCATACTTCTGAATGGTGTCGCTACGGTTCATTGCTGCCAGCCAGTTGGTCATATTCGTGACCGCTTCTTCCGCTGAGCCAGAGCCTTTTGCTACTTCCAGACTGGCGACAATCTGAGTAATGGCGTCTTTACCGACAATCCCCTTGGCTGCAAAAGACTTTGCTAGTCCTGGTAGCGCTTTTGCCATGTCTTTTAATTCAAACGATCCCAACTTTGCGCCAGTCGCGGCGATTGAAAATGCCTCTTCCATCTCTTTAGGATCGGTGATTTGTAACGCAGAGCTGAAGGCATACGTCATCTTTGCCAGTTCAGTCATATCCCCTTTCGTTGCAGTGGCTGTTTTACCTAACATTCCGGCAAACTTTGCTGCTTCCACGGGGTTCATCCCATCCGCAACCAGTTGCCCAACTCCGCCCAGTAATGCTTCCTGTGTCTGGTTGAGCTTCAATGCTGCTTGTCGAATCGCTGCCCCAATAGCCTGTTCCTGCGTTTTATCCAGATCGCCCGTCACTGCAATATCCCGTAGCCCAGACTCAAAGCTGGCGTATTGCTTCACCGAACTCATAATCGGTGACGCTACCGTTCTGGCCACTGCATAGGTCTCGGCACCTTTGGCATAGAGCGCCATCCGGTTTGCCCGTGCCGCATCGCTGGTTGCCGCCGCTGCTGCGAGTCGATTTTGCTGGCGCTGCAGTTGCTCCATTGTTCGCCCTACACGTTGCAGGTCGCTGTTCAGCCGCTGACTGGCGCGTGAGCCGAGCTGGCCATAACGTTCAGTGGCCCGCGTAAGTGCATTTTGGCGCTCCTGCAGGCGGCGCGTAGTTTCGCCAATTGAATCCAGCGTGCGGCGGGTTCCCGTTATCGCACTGCGAAACGCGCCGGATATGGCCCCACCAATAATCACGCCTATAGAAAATTCTGTGGCCACGATTTATGATTCCTTTTAACGATGCGAAACAGGGATACGGATATGGAAAATGCGCTGATGTTATGTAAAGGACTGCTGATAACGGTATTTGGCGGGATATATATTTATCTGCTGGCAAAACTGGTTATCTATACCGTTAACAGCAGCAGTGAGCCATTTGTCTGGGTGCTGATGATTGGCGGCGGTGCGGCATTATTATCGCTGGCAATGGCATTAGCCGCGTTTCTCCTGCAACCCACCGTCTATTTGCTGGCCGCGATATTTGCGGGCGTCGGTGCCCTGATTAGTCGCTATCGCCGTTCTCACGTTTAATCTGTTCGCTGGCTGTTTCCAGCCAGCTCTCAAACTCATCCAGATCCAGCTCGTTCAGCTCACTCGGCTGAAACCTAAACCACCTCGCCAACAGCGCCTGCGCTTGAATCAGCGTCTTCGGATGATGCAACCACCCCTGTAAGGTGCTGAAATCGTTTTTGCAATGCCAGATAGTCGGCTAAATCCATCCCATCCAAATCTTCAGGCGGCAGGCCACTGGCACGGGCAATCAGCAGATCATCCCAGTCTTCGGCTTTATCACTGATTTTGCGCACGGCCTTGAGGTCTTTAACCTGCAGACGCCGCAGGGACAGGGACTCCAGTTTGACGCCGGCAGCGGTGGAGTAAGGGATCGATAACGAAAAGGTTTCAGACATAGTTATGCTCCTGACGAAATTAATGCGAATTAGCGTTCAGGGGCAGTATGGTGCGAGGCGGGAAAGATCAATATTAATGGCAGTTAACGAAAAAAGGAGGGATAGATTCCCCTCCTTATATAGATGAAGATTAACGCGATGACTTCAGCTTAGAGCCTTCCTGATTAGCCCCCGATATTCATGCGATAGTCTGTCAGCTGGTCGATGCCACCCACGCGGAAGATATTGGCCAGATAATCCAGCTCCAGCAGCTCTTCGCCGTCCAGTACCTGCTTCAGATAGGAACAGGTGAAGCTACTGGAGAACTCGGCGTTTTCATGCTGCTTGAAGGTTCCCAGTGGGTTCTTCTTGAACATGATAGTCATGTACGTCACCAGCGGGATTTCATCAATACGCCCCTGCGAACTGTAGCGCTCGACGCTGGAGCGGCACTGCAACGCCAGCGTTTTATACGGGTTCGCCGCACCGAGCATGGCATCACGATAGAACGAGTTCCACTTGATCTCGCCTTCCAGTTTGTCGAACCCAGCAGGCAGTTCAACCTTGCCCACCATCCCCAGTGCCTTATGCTCTTGCATCACCATGCTGACATCCGGCAGTTTCACTTCTTCAGCCCGCCCCAGCAAGTTCACTCCATCCAGATAGATATTGGCGTTGGTGATGCGGTTTACTTCAATTTTCCCGGCCATCAGCTATTGCCCTCCAACGTGACCAGATATTCGGAGGTGATCTCCGTCTCGAATGTCAACCGCTCTAACGGCGGTGGCGGCGTGTATTTGTAGCTCAGCAACATGTGGCCCGCTGCCAGCTCCGTTTCTTCATTACGTGCCGGGTCATACCAACACTTGAAGCCCAACAGCGCACCATCACCAATCAGCTTGCGGCCATAGCCGTTCACCGATTCGGTCAGCGCGTCGATCAGTGCCTGAGTGATCGGCATATCGATGTATTGCTGGCTGAAGTAGCGGATAGACTCATTGATGACATCACCGGTGCGCCGCACGTTCTCAAAGTTACGCATATGGGTAACGGTTGGCCACGCCGCGCAACGATTGCCCCACAGACGCAACCCAGAGCCGTAGCTGTTGAATACGGTAGTAATGCCTTGTTCGTTCAGGAGGTTAACTTCACTGTTCGGGTCGTCGATCATCGCCGATAGCTGCCGTTCAACGCCAGTAATGCCCATCAGTTCCTGATTGGAAGATGACCACCAGAAACCTCTCTCCAAATCGACTTTGGCACGTAATCCTGCCGCACGCTGCGACAACGGCTCCAGCCGTTCGCTGTTGGTCTGTGCGTCATAGACTTTGACATGCGGATAGCACAGCCGCACGCGATCTGAACTGGTATTGAAGTTGATGCTGCCCGCAGGCCCGCGACCTGCCAGCACCTGCGCAAACGTGGTGCCAATTGGCGCATCGATATAGGTGATGGCATCCAGTTTGTCTGCCAGCGCAATCAGCTCCACGCTGACGCTGTTCTGGGTACAGAACACTGGTGCAATGAGGATTTTGGCAAAGAAGCCGAACTGGTTATAGGTATCGTGCAGCAGCTTCATACCAGTACGATTTCCCGCTGCATTGAACGCACCGATAATCTCTGCCGCCGTCACTTTCGTCGGGTCGGCATAATCGTAACTGGCCAGTACCGCGTCATCTGTCGGGATGTTGCTGTTCAGCCGGGTAATAACACCGGTTTGCGCATCGAGCTGGTAGTCGGTGCCGTCAATATACGGTGTGGTTTCCAGCGTCTGGCGCAACACCAAATTAGCGATGGCACGGTGTGCCAGTTGGGCTTTTCCTGTCGCGGCGGCAAACGTCACACTGACATTACCGACATGGGTTTTATGCACGTCCGGGTCAAGCACGTTGATGACCAGCACCGTTCCCGCGCCGTGGTCATAGATAGCATCCAGCGCCTGTGGAATGGTGAAACCGCTGTACTGGCTGCCGAACTGCGCTGCATCTTTCTCCGACAGGCACAGCGTGACGGTATTGACCGGCCCCGTGGGTGCGGTGCCGATGAGGCCGATAACAGCAGATTTAACGGTTTTCACCGGACGTGCGCCGTTTTCCACTTCCGTGGTTTCGACGCCGTGTAAATAGTTAGCTGCCACTGTTCACCTCCAGTTTCTCTTCACCGGCATTTTTACGGCGTGCGGCGGATACGGCGATGACATCTGGCTCGGCGTGTAAATGCTGCAACGCAACCAGCGTTTTCACGTAGTCGTGCGACTCTGGAAGGTCAACGACGCTGTCTGGCCACAACAGCACCTCGGTGCCGTCAGCCAGCGTGACGCCACTGGATGGGCCGGTATAACGGTATTTCATGATTCATTTTCCTCATAACTGACCTGGGACAGTAACGGCCCATCGGGTAAATCGGTGTCTTCCAACTGGATGGATTCGGTGGAGAAATCCAGCGCGTACTGCCACAGCCCGCCGACATTGCCCAGAAACACATCGCGTACCAGCCAGATTTTGCGGCGGCAGTTGGGCGGCTTGTAGCCACACAGCACCCGACGCACGATATCCAGCACCGCTACCGCACCATTTCGCCCGTTTAACTGACGGAAAACGACGGTCGTGTTCAGGGTGATCGTGTGAGACTGCATCACTGCACCGATATCCTCCGGCTTGCCAAAGCGGGAACCGGCGTAGCTCACCAGAATTGCCCCAACCGGATGATTGAGGCGAAAGTCGGCGGGCTTCTCCGGGAAATACTCAATCTGTAGCTGGGGCAGTTTTTCCTTCAGGCGGGCAACCACTGCCTCAATAACCGGATTGACATCCATCAGTATTTCTCCAGCATGCCATTGTGGCCGCCAAAGGTTGGCCGACGCGCCCGTACCCGAAACTCGCCGGATTCAGGTACATCCTTACTGGTTGACGGTAAGGCCAGCGTCAGCTTCGCATCACGAATATCCACCAGTTGACGCGTGGCCACTTTGTTGTCGTCTTTTACCGTATCCGGCATCGTCCCTTCCGGGCGACGGGCATATAAGCGGTAGCGGGTCAGCGTGACCGCAATGTCGCGTAGCACGGTGGGGATTTCAGTCAGCGGCAAGGTGTAACGCCCGCGCAGATGGGCGTCGATCAGCTCATCGGCATAGCGAATGCAACTGTCCACTACCGAGGTGTTAACCGGAGGTGGCGCATCAAATCCCACCGTTTCATTGGTCAACTGGATCAGCGTGGACTCCGGCACCTGTTCGAGTAAATCCGCCAACGTGCAGTACATGATTACACCCCGCGCAGGATTCGGATGACGTCACCTTCGGCGAGGGCTGCATCCAGTGCGATGCCATTCGATACGCCCGTTTCTGTCAGTAGAACGGCTCGGGCGGACTCGTCGGACTGGACAGATTTACCGCGCTCGATAGCTGCCCCGGCTTCGACGGCAACGATACCCAGCACATTAACCGGTACGGCGTCACCCGTTGCACCATCTACTTCGGCAACGCCCAATGCGGCAGCACCTGCCTGACACGGTGCGTTATCCGCGCCGACAAAACGCTGCTGTGCCAGGGCAGCAGTGGCCAGAACCGTGGTGGTCAGAATGACCTGTTGAGTGGCTCCCATAATGCCCCCGTTATTTCAGGATATTGGTGATGAGATACCCGGCATCGCCGCCAACCACCGCGACTTTGTAGATATCGGTGAAACGCGCGTAGGAGACTTTGCCACCCAGCCCCGGATATTTGTCGGCGACAGGCATCCCTTTGCGACGGAACGTATAACCGAATGACGGCTCATTTTCGTCCGCACTTTCCGTACCAGGCTGCGGTGGTGAAACGTAATGCAGCATCAGGTTGTCAGCCCAGACATCGATAGGGTCTTTCTTAGCGTCCTGACTGGACACTGGCTCACCGATCACAACTTTTGGGATCTGGAAGATGTCCTGCAGGATTTCCGCTGTGATGCGTTTGCGCTCGTTAGCACCAATTTGCGCCTGAATAGCCGGGTGATAGCGCAGCACCGACATCACACTGGCGCCCATCGTCATCAGGTTCGGGCGTAAGCCAGTGGCATTACGGATAGCTTCAATACCCGCCTCAATCACAGTGACCGGTTCACCCTTACCACTTGCCCAGCGATCTCCCGCCGCAAGTGCTTTTCTAGAACCTTCCAGATAGATCTTTGGATCTTGTGCCAACCGGGCGGCATACAGTTCACGCTTCAGATTGACGCCGCTGGTTGCGCGACGAATGGCTTTCGCTTCTTCGTTGAACAGCGACTCGGCCTGCTCGCGGTAGTCCACTGCCGCGGCCAGGTCGTGCTCGTTGAGCACCAAATCCATCGAACTGGATTTTTCCCGCAGCAGAACGTTACTTTCTGCGCCGACTGCACGTTCAGTGTCATATTCAACAAATGCGCCTTTACCGAACAGCGGCACTACAATGCCTTCCTTTTCCACCTGAACGATGGGGAAGATGTTTTCACCGATAAACGCGGCGTTTCTGTAACCCCGTGCCACACTGGTCAGCACAGGGTCAACAACGCGTTTACCTCTTAAATAATCAGACATGATGTTTCCTTTTCTTACGGTTACGGATTGCTGCGGTTACAGGCAGCGAGCGACAGCGGCGTCGTAGCTAATGCCTTCTTTCTTCGCCAGCGCTGTGGCTTTTTGGTGCAGTGCCAGGCGCTCAGGATCGGCTTCAGCAAATTCCGCTGACGTCGTGGTGAGATCGACGTTGACGCGATCTTTGGTGGCGTGCTCACTGAAATCCAGTACAGGTGTCGCACCGCCTAACAGCTCCTTAAACGCGCTGGCTAGCGGCTTTTTCACCTCACCTTCGGCGAATTCAACCGGCTGTTCGCCTTTGGATACTTCATCCAGCAGCGCGATGACAACAGCCTTTGCCGCAGGAACCAGACGGCCTTCCGTCACCAGTTTTTCAGCAAAGGCGACGTTGCCGGTATGCATCGTTTCCTGCCGCTGCTTCACATCAGCAGCCAGTCGGGTGGCTGCATCTGCCTTCAGGCGGGCGTTCTCGGCCTGCAGGGCCTCAATTTCTTCTTTGGTCACAGTAGTGTCCTCATGGGTAGATGTGGGATTAGCGGGGTTGGGTTCCTGAAATGCCGGGTCGGTTTGTACGGTTTTATCCTCCCGCATTGCTTCATCACGCAGCGTGTCGAGTTGCCACGACGGCAGGACGCTATCGGCGTCTTCCATGCCGAATTTGCTGATGATGAACTCACGCAGGCGACTGAACAGGCTGGCGCTGGTCATCATTCCCCAGTCGGCGAACTCGACCACGCCATCTTCCTGTTCATTGAAGGCTACCTGCCTCAACCCCTTAATCGACGGCGGCTGTGCGCCGAGGAACCCTACATGGCGCAGATAGAGCGTGCCGGGCTTCGGGTTATTGGGCGAATCAGGCATGTAGAACGAGGCGGAGACTTTCTTGTAGCGGCCTGCATCCACCAGTTCAGCGAACTGCGGATCGACCTGCTTAGGCTCAGCCAGCAGATCGCCGCCGCTGGTTGACAATGAAGCCACCCAGCCATAGGCCGGGGCATCCGCTTTCGGGTGGCCGATCACCATCGGGGCTTCATGCACTGCAGGGTCATAAGCCGCTGCACACGCCGCCAAATCAGCAGGTGTAAACGGTAGTTTCGTGCCGTGCATATCGGTATGGGTGCCGGATTTAAAAATGTGGAGTGGCATATTGCTGTCCCGGTTTGGAAAACTCAGGACAGTGTCAACGTAAGCATTAAAGTTGGCTGTTAACCCCCATTAAGAAAAACAGGGAGCAAAGCCAGTTTGGCGGGGCGGGAATAGTGCGGCTGTAAAGCCTTTATAAAGGAATTTAAGCCATTTTTCAGGCTAGGCGGCACATTGGCTTAACCGTGCCGTCTGAAATCAATGCTGTGCCGCAGATTCAAGATGGCGTTGGATGGTGTCCAATACCGAGTTGACCGCCTCGGGTTGCAGGTTGCCATCTTCATCCATCGGCAGATACGGACGGGCGGGTAGCTCGACGGATTCATTGCGGCCGGTCTTACCGCCAAACTGGTGGATGGCACCATAAACGGTGTTGGTGCCGATCATCGCCGTGCTGGAATCATATTCGGTTGATACCGATCCCTGCAGTCGTCCGGTTTTGCGCAGTGTCTGGCCGTCACGCTCTTCTGCTGCCTGAGACACAATCCATTCAGGCCGTCCGGTCTCATCAAAATTGATATCGGTTTCTGCGTGCAGCGTGCCGGCAATCTTGCGCATCGCCGGGGTCATATCCGCCGCTGCGCTCTCCAGCGCACGCAGTCCACGCCGCAGATCGTTGTCGTTAATCGTGATGGTGACGGTACTCATGACGATAACTCCTGTTTAGCCAGGGACGCGAGACCGCCCTGATAACGGGCCAAATCCGGGCGATACGCCGCGCCCGGCGCATACGACCATCCTATGTCGGTACTGATTTTGGTGCTGCCGGTGTTGAACGTGGCCACGCGTTGCATCTCGCCGGTTTTCTCTGAGACCAGCTTCAGTTCCCAGCCCATCGCATTAATGGCGTTGGCCACCTTCAACCCGCGCCGTTCGATATCGTGCTGACTCAGGGCGATCACACTGCAGCGGCAGCGCCAGCCGTTCGGCGGGTAGAATGCCTGCCAGAACGGATCGTCGAAACGAAAAACCAGCCCGTGCATCGACAGATGGCTTTGCCGCGTATGCTTGTCACGAATGGCGCTGTACATCCAGTAGGGCCGATCATCGGCATTTTCCATCTGCTCAGCCCAGCGGCCAGCGCTGTAGAGCACCGACATATTGGTACGGAAAATGGTATCCAGCCGCCACGGGCTACCCTGCTGAATAGTGACGGGTTCACCGGTCACCGGGTCGGTGGTATCACGCGGCCCCCACCAACCTTTCTTCTGCAGCACCGGCTCCAGTTCTTTACGAAACCAGCGGTCAGTCTTGCCGTCATCCAGTGCTTCCTGCAAGGCGCGGCGGATATCTTCAAGAATATCCAGCCGGGTCACTTTAGCGACGGTAAACGCACGGGCATGAGATTCCTGCCAAACGTCTTCCCAGTCCCAGCTTATCGCATAGCCTTTCGTCTGTAGGTAACTGATAGCCCGTTTAGGCGGTAGCGTCATGCAGTACGCCAGTTCAGTCGCGGTTACGCTCATGCAGACGCCCCCAGATATTTGCGACAAACAGAACCCGCGCCAACCGCTCTTGCAAATCGTCGGCCTTCATCTGCGGATACAGCTCTGCCAGTTCGCCCAGCAGATCGCCGGGGCGCACGCCGGACTGGAGGCGCTCAAACAACGGAGCCAGCAACGGCTCTAACGTGTCATCAAGCTGTCCACCGTTCATCACAACATCCAGCGCCGCATCGAGCGCGTCCTGTGCGTTGACGTCGGCATTGACGGCTTCCGCAAACGCCAGTGATTGACCTGGGATCTTCTCTTTGGGCGTTTCGTCGATATCGCCGTCCTGCAGTTGGTATTCACGCTTCCAGTATTGCGGGGTGAAGACCACGCCTGAGCGACTGAGCCGTTCGTCACGCTCGGCCTGCACCTTATCGACGGATTCCTGCTCCCACAGCTTATACACCGGCGCGACAACGTTACTGCCGAAATTGAGGTCAACCACCCAACGGATCAACTGATTGATCGCGCTGGTCACGATGTCGCTGTCGCCATCCCGGATATCGTCGGTGACTTCCAGCCCAGCCTGCGCCGAGGCTTTGTTTGCCGTCGCTTCGGTGGTCTGGTTCTGCCCCAGCAACGCGATAGCAATTTCACCACGCGATACAGCAATCAGATTCTGGTAAATCTCGCTGCTGTCTGCTTTGCCCGCCGCTTCTTTGATATCGACAGACGAGTCATCAGGAATAGCAGCAACGGCGTCCTCGATCATCGATTCCAGTGAATCCAGCAGGTTGTCTATTTCCCCCTGCGGCGTACCACGAGGATGTTTACCGATCACCCACGGCGAACCGTATTTCTCAGCAAACCGCACCCAGAACTTCATGCCGCCTTTTTTGAAGGTGACGGGCCAGAAGCACATGCTTAAGTCGGGGAAGCCATACGGGTTGTCATAAGTTGCGTCCTGTCGTGGAACCAGAAACTTGTAGTCTGGGATGGCTTCACCCTCAAATCCGCTGTCACGGGAACGGAAACGCAGCCGGTTGTCGGTGTCGAACTGGAACCAGTCAGCGGGCTTACCGACGATGTCGCCAACATGCCAGCTTGTCCCGGAACGTTGCCACATCACTTCACAGGGCTGGTAGCCGTATAGCACGGCATCGGTCATTTCCACGATAATGCGCGACATATCCATATCCGTCAGCATGTCACGGATAAAGCTGAATACCTGTTCAGAGGCGTTCCCTCTGTCCACGCCGCGCTCCAGCGCTTTCACTGCGGCCTTGCGGCGACGAATACAACCGCCGACCAGAGGATCGGTGCGCAGCTCACGATAAATACGAATATCCTTTCCCTGTGCTTTCAGGATCGGGTCGGGGTTCGGCAGATACATCCCCAACCCATAGAAATCCATGCTGCGGTCACGTGAGGCGATCTGCTCGCTGAGTGATTTCTTAGGCTCGGAAAAGGAAACAAATTCGGAGGGGGAAACCCAGAGTCCGCGTGCCATTAGTAGTTCTCCAGTAACCGTGCAGACGTTCTGCGTCTGCGAGAGGATGCCGTCACCGGCCCCTTGTTAATTTCCCGACTAGCGTAGTAGGCCAGCGCCAGTGCAATGGCCGCGTCACCGTGGCGTTTACCGCCATCTGATTTGGCTTTTGAACGCTGCTCCGGTACGCGGGGAACGCCATTCACCACTTGAATAGCCCGCAGATCATCCAGCGTGTCCTCATCTTTTGGCAGGTCGACCAGATTGCCGTCTTCGAGCGCAGCTTTGACGGGTGGCATATTGTCCCGATACCAGCCTTCCGTGGGCATGACCTGCTGCACCCGGCTGGCACCGTAGCGCTGCATGGCGTATTCCGCCAGATAGGCACCGTTGCCCCGCGCGTCGAATGCTGCCCCCAGCAACATCGGCAGGCTGTCCATCAGATACCAGGTGATCTGCTCCTGTTGTTTGAAAGGCACGTTGCGCAGCTCCAGCACGAACGGCACCTGCCGAACCAGATTCTTCTGTTGCAACAGGGGATAATCTACCGACAGGTCACCACTGCGGCCAAAGTCACGCCCCAGAAAAGAGCGGGCACCTCTCGGTAGCGCATCCAGCAACGGCTTCAGATGGGTGTCCAGCCAGTCCTGTGTTTCGCTCCAGCGGGTTTCATCGGATTTCAGCTCATAGCCTTCCGGGCAGGTCAGACGTAAAACGGGGGTATCGGCTGACATTCGGGATTCGATCAGGGCGCGAGACAGCCAGACTCCGCCACCATTAGCCGGGATACAGTCCAGTTCTTCGGATGCACCCGCACCATAGAATTTATATACCGATGCCATCCACGCCTGTTCGGCTTCTTCCGACCACGCTTTCCCAGTACGCAAGCAGACGCGGTGAAATAGTCCCTGTGCTACTGCTTCCTTAAAGGTGATGCGATGTACGCTTCCACCTTGTCGTCCCGCTCGGATGTCGGTGATCGTAGTATTAAATTCATTGTCATCGCTATCATGGGTGGAGATAACCCGTACTTTACCGCCCCAGATAAGCATGGCCATTGCCGCTTTAAGCAGCTCTTTTAATTGCTCATGGAACGCGGCTTCATCAATGACGATAACGCCCTGACGGCCACGCAGGTTAGATGGACGACTGGACAACGCGACGACACGAAAGCCTGAGTCGGGGAATTTGATGGTGTAGGTCTTGATGTGTTTGTCGTCTTCGTCTTCCTCCCAGAAGCCTTCCTCAATTTCGCTGGCCGCATAGTTAAACGCCCGCGCCCACATCGCGCACGCCTGAATATACTCGACGGTCATGTCCTGGTTGTACGCGATGTAGTAGACGTTCATTCCTCCGGCCACTGACGACGACGCAGCCGTCAGCACGTTATCGGAGGCTTCCGCCCAGGTAATACCGGTACGACGGCTTTTCTCAATGACCTTGAATGGAGACGGATCAGCAATCCAGCTTTGTTGATAGGGCAAGAGTACCGGAGGCGCTTCATAACCAGAGGTATCGGGTAAAACCGGAGCAAGCTGGCTCATGACGCGATCCCCAGAATCTCCCGACGCAGCGCCTGTACAGCATCGGCTGACAAACCACCTTTGCGGGCAATCTTCTCGGCATTGCTGGCCGCTTGCTGCGCTTTGGTTCTGACTTCAGTCTGGAACTTCTTCAGATTGACGCTGGCCCGCGATAGCGTGGCGACGTTCTTGGCCACTTTGGACAACAGCGCGACACGCTCTTTGGGATCGATTTCTTCTTCGTCAGCTTCCTGTAACTGGACGATGCTTTCGAACAGTTCAGTCTGGATCAGCGCGATGACCGCCTCCGAACGCGCATCCTGATCGTCGGCTGCGCCTTCGGTCAACATCCGCGCGGCGTCTGTAGCGGCACGAATGGCACCGAAACGCTTTTCAATCTTCTGGCCATAACGGTGGATCGCCGATTTACTGATGATGTAACCCTGCTCACGCAGCAGGCTTTCCAGTTCGGCATAACCGCTGAAGCCGGATTCGGTCAGCGCCCGCTCCAGCCAACGGCGGGCATCCTCCGGCAGTTTGTCGATAGTGCTGCGACGGGCCATATCATTCGCTCCAGTATTTCTCAGGCCGGGCGATCCCTGGGCCACACTCCACGGTGTACTCAACGATATCAACGCCGAGCCGCGTTAAATCAGCAAACCAGTCCCCGCTGGGGCGTTTGGTCAATTCCACCATCTTGCGGTCAGACAGATAGTCCAGTTCGCGCCGCAGCTCTAATGGCGTGGTATCCGGGTAAATCGCCAGTGCGATATCCAGCAACAGCGTCTCACTGGCAGTGTACGGGCGGGTTTTATTGAGTGCGACAAGCAGACTCCAGCGCAGTCCCTCTCTGCGTGCACGAGCGATATCAACCATGTTGTCCTCCGTTCATTCGGTGCTGTTGCACCAGTTCCAGTTTGTTGTAAACCGCATCCAGTTTGGCTTCGATCACCGTCTGCCCCCGGATGTAGTCTTCACGGCGGACATAGGTCACCGGAAGTTCGGCACGAAACTCCAGAAATTCCCGCTCCAGTCGCTGCCAGCCTTTTTCGCTCTGAGAACGGGCCTGCTCCAGTGCGCCAAAGCGTTCGTTCAGGCGCTGCTCTATCTGCGCCAGCAGAATTTTTCCGGCTGCAAAGACAAACCCTAAAAAACCCAGCAACAAGCCCACCAGTTGCCAGAACTCGACTTCAATTTTCATTATTCCTTCCTGTTCTGTAGTGCAGCGAGGTAATCCAACAGGCCATTTACCTGCGCGGCAAGCTGCTGGTAACGTTCTCCGGCGTCGGTGCTGTGGGCGAGGATGTCGCGTTGAGTAACGCCGGAGTCGCGTAGCCTGGCGTCAAGGGTGGCAGCGGCTGCGGACGTATAGCCAGTCCCGCTGGCAGCAGTGGTAGCGCCTGATCCTGCAACGGCATCAAAGGCGGCGTTGTACTGCTGCACGAAACCAGTAGTAAACACGCACTCAATAGGACGGCTCTGGCCGCGTTCATCAATCCAGCGTTGGGTGACATCATCAATTCTCCGCTTCAGGTTTTCGTTTTGTTGGCGCAATGACACCGTGGTAGTGAGGTATTGCTGCTCGGCAGCATGGGCGGACGCGACAAGCCGCTGATAGCGCTGCTGCCATGCCTGTAAGGCGGCGTTGGCCTGCTCCGCACGCTGCTGTTGCTGCTGAGCGACATCCGCCTGAAGGCGTGCCAATGTTGCATTGGATGCCGATTTCTGTTTCTCCAGTGCGGTATTACCAGCGGACTCAGCTCTGGCGAATCCGCCCTCATAACCTTTCTGGTAAATCAGCCACAGCGCACACAGTGCGGCGGCAACCCATAGCAAGGTTTTCCACGGCAACTTTTTAAGCAGGTTCAGCACAGCTACGGCCTCCCCACGTCAGATAGCGCGGTGCTAACTCCTGCAGGATGCGCTGTGGATAATGACGGTTCTCACGCCAGTTAGCTGCAGAACGCCCGGCATTGACGGTAGCGACATGCCCAAACCAGCGCTGACGGTCTAACCCACGTTGCGCCGCCAGCTTCTGATCGCGCTGTACCCATCCCAGCCCGCCGTTATAGCCGGAAAGCGTCATCGCCATCCGTTGGCAGTTGTCAGCCGCATTAACACGCTGCCAGATCCAGCGGTCATAGCGGGTCAATGCACGGATTGACCACGCGGGATTAAACGGCTGATTGGCTTTTAGTTCCGGCATGATGCCGCTAATCCACATCGCTGTAGCAGGCATAAACTGTGCCAGGCCCTGTGCGCCAACGGGCGACACTGCGCGGGGATTCCAGCCGGACTCCTGATGGAGTTGCGCTGCGAAATCGGCAACCGGTGCATTCAGCCCCCAGTCCAGCCGGGCATTACGGATAAGGTCGCTGCGGTATTGTTGGGACGCCGTAGGCGGCTGGGCGGCATGAGCCTGACTGAAGAAACCGCCGCACCAGAGCAACCAAGCCGTAGCCAGTGCGCCGAATAGCGCCCACCAGACGCTGTGTTTATCGGTGCGCGGTTCACCATGTTTCATCAAGGTCATACCTAACCCCAGCGACACCAACGCAATCCAGGTGATTTGCGGCCAGTTCATGGCTATAGCCCCATCGCTACGGCGAGACAGACCGACGCTACGATAATGGCGCGACGGATCAATACCGCAGCAAATACCCGCTGGCAGCCATTTTTGACCGGGTATTCGCCGCGTTCCATCAGTTCGGGGTCATGTTCCAGATACTGGCCTAGCGCCGCTTTGGGGAACAACGAACGGTCGAGCCAGTAGCCCAACACAGCGGCCAGCGTGATCAGTGAGATTTTGTAGATGACGACGGGGAGTTGCTGCGGTGATACCAACGCGATCACAGCCAGCAGTAACACGGCAGTCAGTTGCCAGCCTAAAAGGCGTTTCAGGCGTGTGAACCGAAAGAGGTTGAGTTTCATTGCTGTCTCCTTATGTAAGTGGAGACAGAATGACGCATCTCTTCATTCTGGGATTTTAAACGGCTTTAGGAGTGACAAAATAAGGAGGGCATCAGCCAGTTGGGAAACCTACTCCACAATGGGAACTGGTGATTTGCAATTTTGGCAGGAGAAAAACAGATAGACTACATGCAGTCAAAGAAGGGCTGCACCCAGTTAAGAACGGGTTTTGTGTACCAACAATAAATCGTAATTGCTGTGATGATACCAATAACCAGCACACCGCGAATGATCCAAAAGGTACGTTTCTGCGTTTCCAATCGCGCAGTAATGCTGCGAAACACACCTTCCACATCATCTTTAATGAAAGAGAATTCCTTATTTATCTGCTTTTTTTTATATTCAATTTCTTCGCCCAGAGCCTTCATGGATTGCATCTGGTTCGACAATGCCAGCCAGATTAGCGTCGCAGCAAAAATACACCCTAGCAGGATTATCGTGTTTGTTATGCCTTGACCTGACCAACCAGCGGCTTCTTTGAATTGGGTGGCCACAACGACAGATGCCACAGGAATGCCAAGGATATGATTCTGAATATCTGAAAACGTCTTGTGGATTTTACCCATTTCTTCAACTTTTGCGGCACGAAGCTGATCCATCACCTTGTCATAGGAGAAACCAGAAGAGTAGATTCGATACCCTTTAAGGAACTGTTCATGCAGGCGCTGAATATTGTCCACAAAAAAGGCAAACACGTCCTGTGAATCAACGTCTTCACTGACCGCCTGGACACTTTCAATCAAAATATCTAGCTTCTGATCCTTGTGTGTGTCGTCGTTGAAACAGGCCATCAGGTTATCCAAATGTTCACGTTTCAGATTTTGCACTGTCTCTGTCGTAAAGCGAGGTGATAGCTTAATAACCTCTTTTTTCAGGAAAACCAGTTGACAGGTAGTATTGTCAAAATAAGCCGCAGCCTCTTTCAGCAAGTCAACCAACATCAGGATCGCGCGGTAGTTACTGATGAAGACTGGAACCTCTGTGTCATCATTGTGAAATTTCGTCTCAAGGATGAAGTAATTAGCTGGTTCCTGACACTGATGCTTTGGTGCGTTCAGCAATATGCTGTGCGTGGCAAAAACAAGTCCAAGCCCACTCCGTGGTGGTGCTATACGAAGAGTGATGGCACAGCCTAGCTCGACCGTTCCGGTATCAACAGAAATGCCGTACTCACGCGGATCTTCCAGCAATGTGTTAATCAAGTCGCAATCGGACTGGTCAGAGAGCAACAGTGAACCGACACGGAATTCCTTCTGGAATTCCATGCGACGGTACAGATCTGTCAGCGTCTCAAACGAAATTGTCACGATTAAACCTCATTCAGCCACATATCCCTGAACTCATCAGGTACATTACGCAGGGTGATAATATTTGTTTCTGGGTCATAGTCAATGTCACCCGAAGTTGTACCTTCCCGATCGAACTTGAGTTCCCAGTGTTTTGATTTGCCTTTGAAGGATACTAACGCTCGAATTACACGCCCATCCGGAACAAAGCCATCCGACAACCCCAGTTCTTCAGCAGCCAGCTTATCAGATAATTCCTCAGGTGCATGAGGCCAGACGGCATTAACAAAGGTTTCAAGACTGAGTGGCTCACCGGCTTTGCTTAATGCATGTAAATGCTCAAATGCGCTCTTAAGAAACGCGTCTTTTTCTGCACCTTCAAGATTTTTCTCTGTCGCAAACGCAGTTAAAGTATCACGTAATTTTTCAGATTCGCGTTTGGCAATTAAAACATCATTACAGCCGAGGAACTGTTTAAAGTAGTTTGAAACATTTCCCTGTCCTTTAAGGAAACTGATGTAACGTTCCGCACCACTTTCCCATGCTGTTAAATCAATACGCCCAGCCATACGCAACTTCGCGATGTCCAGATAGGTACTGTCCTGAATGTTAAAATCATCAGTGACGGTTGACCCTATGGTGGCACTGACGATTGCTATCAGCAGATGTTCGTTGTTTCCTATCCCGATGTGTGCAAACAGAACATAGCCACCGGTAGCCATGTTTTCTCGCTGTGAGCGTTCTGTTAGGTGATGCATCATTCGGCAAGAGCTTTGGTAAAAACCATCAGTTCCGCCCAGATAATCACCAGCCATTCGTTCCATCGGGTAATTATCCGTATCCCCTTCAAAATAGCCGTAGCCTTTTCCTGTCCGACCTGCGTATTTGGCACAGATATCGTTGATCAAGCGATGAGAGGCTTCAGTGACCATACCTTCTTCAGGACTCAAGCGCTCCGAGGCGTCTCCATTCTGTTGTTTATCCAGAATATGAACTACGACGTGTTTGACTTCAATGGCCTGCTCAGACATTAGTTATCCACCTTGTTTTATTTGCTGTTTGTAATCTTGCAATCAACTGCACATGAAAAACACTTATGTCGGGGAAACCAGCCCCACGGCGGGAGCTGGTTATTTGTAATTTCTAACCCTTATTTAATCGGGCAACTCCACTCCGTCGTGTTATCCGCCTTAAATACCATCAGGCACCCTGGGCGGGGTGGTTTATTGTCCGGGGTGGGTGGCAATATCTCTGTCGGTTTCGGCTTTTCTGGTACTGATTTGATGTCCTTCGAACATTCCGCCGCACTTATCTTGTAATCGTTATAGGCCGTTTTAATTCGTTGCATGGCGGATGCCATCTTTTGCGGATCATTCGAGGCGGGATCGTGAGCAAAGCTAATTTGCTCACCCCACCAATTATCTGCTCTAAATCCTACCATTGTGCAAGAGCTATAGGGCTGAATAACATCCTGAGTTAAAAAGCGTCTTCCCTCATACGCTATATATTTGAATTGTCGTCCATAATTTGGGAAATCGTAACCAATCCAACTATCTTTTTGTTGAACACTCTCAATAGTTTTAACCACCGTATTGAGATAGTTTTTCGCTGTCTTAATGCGTTCCTCGTTCGACATGTTAGCGAAATCATGCGGCGTATAGGTCAAGTCATCTGGATAGAAATATACCCAGTAATCGCTGTTGGGCAGAACATCTTGGCGATCAAATAAGGTGGCCTGACAGGCGCTTTTGGGGATTTTTATGCCTGTTCGATCATCATTGATTTCAATGAAGCAGTTATGCCCAGTGGCAATATATTCAGCAGGAATAGTGGCGTTATCGGGGATGCGGAACTTGATGGTTAAAAAACGGTTATGCTCAATAGCCTTTTCCTGAAATTGTTCGGAGTATTTATCAAGGCCAGGAAGCAAATGACGGATTGCGGGTAACAATTGATTAATAACGGGATCATCGGTTGCTATTGCGAATGTAGGGACTGGGGCCTGTTTTGGTTCAGGTTGAACACTGTTTTCTGGCTCATCGCCGCACCCAGTTAGTATCAGCACCATAGGAATGGCAAGTTTTAATTTGTGCATAGTCAATATCCTTATCTAAATCGCAGAAACGATATATTGTTAAATTCCTCGCCTACGAAAAATAACGTCTATAGTATCGATAGTATTTTGATTTTCATTGACGATCCTAGTTTCTATTTTTCTTACTTTATCCATGAATCTTACAGTCAACATTATCAAGCATGCCCAGCCAATGAAGATGAAAAAATTGTTCCCACTCATATCTAGCCAATGTGATTTTCCGGTGTAGATAAGAGAAATATTCCAAAAAATAAAGCCAAAAGCCGATAGCGTCAACACAAAGAACAGCAATGAAGGAATGTTGAAATAGCTGCGACGTTTTGACTCATTTCTCTTATAAATCAATTCCCTTCTGATTTTTCGCAACATGCTGTCATCCATCTCATGGAGTTCAAGAGGACGCTGTGGAGCGGGATTGATGTTAACTACAGAGCCGACATGAATAGAACCAGGGTTATTGCCTCCAACACTAATTGTTATCTGCCGCTCTTGACCATCTTGGGGAAGCTGTTTAAGGCTATCCATAACTTGTTCAGCTAAAGAATGTAGTTCTTGTTCTCTTCTATCCATGGCGAATCCTATATTTTTTTAATTATTAACAACCAGTTTAAGCACGTTATCAATCCTATCGTCATCAACTACCGACTCTTTAATTAAAAAGTTATATATTTTCGATGACTGTAAAACGAGTTCGCTAGGTGTCCATCTGCGATTGGCTTGTTTCGCTAATAGATCCAGTTTATGAACAATCTTACCCAGTAGAATTTCATCTATTTCACTACTTTTTTGTGTCTTTGATGATGATTTCTGAGCTTGCCCAGTGATCAGATACAGCACGTCTAAGCCAACATTGGCCCACAGACTTATTGAATCAGCACTAGGGGCTGATTCATCTTTTTCCCACCTTATTTGCGATTTTCTTGATGCACCGACTAACTCAGCAAAATCAGCCTGGCTGAATCCTAGTCGTTCACGCTCTTCTCTTAATCTTTCACCAAGAGACATTTTTGTCACCAAAACCTTTACAAGTCCCATTTTTGGGACAATAATCTATCACGTATTCTACAAACATCATTGCATAACCGGAGGCCGTAGCATGACACCCGAACAAGTTAAAAACCGCTTGCAGCAACGCGGTATCACCATCACCCAATGGGCACGAGAGAATGGCTACTCTCGTGAAGCGGTCTATCGCGTACTGAGCGGCATCACCAAAGCCAAGTACGGCCAGGCACATGAAATCGCCGTCAAACTCGGCCTTAAAACCACGGCCCGTGCCGCCTGATATCTATCATCCTGCGTAACAGATTATCACATATCGCAAAAAGGGGAATGACATGACTAAGGCAAATGTTTCTAGCGCAGGCGCTCGGATCTTGCGCGTTCTCAAAGCGCTACGCGGCCATACCCTGAACGGGGTATCAAACGGTGAACTGGCGGCGGCGCTGGACGATTCTCCGGCCAACGTTAACCGTGCCTTGAACACCCTTATTGAGGAAGGACTGGCGCAAAAACTGGATAACGGCAGGTTCGCCCTCTCGATGCAGGCGCTACAAATCGCCCAGGCACATGCGAACGAAATTTCACGGGCGCAAGACCGTATTAACGAAATGAACCAACGCCTGCTGGCTGGCAGTCGCTAAGGATAAGAAATGGCACGCACCAAGTCACAAACGGTTGAATTAGTAGAAGATGCTCCGTTAGCGGGCGATCTGAATGTGAAACTCAATGCTCTGACGGAACACCGGATGCAAGTCATGGATCAGTTTGGCGATGGTTTGCCATATGAACGTTCCCGTATTGTTCATGAAGCACGGTTTTATATGACACAAAGTGCAGAGGCGATGCTTGAAGCAGGGAAACGTCTGGCTATTCTCAAGGATTGTGAACCACATGGAGAATTTGAATCTATTGTTCGGGACGAGTTAGGTATTCCTGAGCGAACAGCTCAGCGCCTAATGCAAGCATCAATTAAATATATGTCTCCACAGTTAAGTTCAAAAGCGCCAGCGCTGGCGCTTTTGGGAAAGACCAAGTTATTTGAATTAATGACCGAGGATGATGATGTCCTCTCTGAGTTAGCCGATGGCGGTACAGTTGCAGGTATGACGCTGGATGACATTGATCGCATGACCAGCCGCGAACTGAAAGCCGCACTGCGCGAAGCCCGCGAGACCAATACCGCCCAGCAACGCGTTCTGACCGACAAAAATCAGAAGATAGATGACCTGACCACCAAACTGGATAAAAAATCCCGCATCCAGCCACCGCCTCCCGATCAGGAAGCGGAGAAGCTACGTAAAGAGGTCAGTGCCATTGCGTATGAGGCTGAAGCGGCCATCACCGTTCGTCTCCACACAGCCTTTTCAACCTTGACCACCTTCACATCCGATAACGATGTAGAGCCACCGTATGACTTTATGGCGGGTTTGGTGTGCCAGATAGAGCGGGCGTTACACCATATCCGCGAGGTTTTTGACCTGGAGGCAGTACCTACCGGTAGCGAACGTCCGACATGGCTGGATGCGCCGGAACCAGTGATTCCGCGCACAGACGCATAAGGGGACGCCATGAGTGCCGCCCTGACAGAACGATTAGTGGCTGTGGCCCGCGCTGCACGGCAGGCCGGGCATGGCGAACGCGGTGCTATCTATGACGCCGCCTGTATTGAGCTGGGGCTATCTCGCGCCACGTTGCTACGCAAGTTAAAGGAGGTCGCAGTGACTGACAAACGCAAAAAACGTGCCGATGCCGGACAAAGCGCCTTGACGCGGGATGAGGCCGCCATGATTTCCGCCACGTTGATGGAAGCAACCCGTAAAAACGGCAAGCGCTTGTACTCCATCGCTGACGCGGTAGAAACACTACGGGCAAACGACATGATTGCTGCCGGACGTATTGATGAAGCCACGGGCGAATTTTATGCCCTGTCAGAGACTGCTATCAGCCGCGCTCTGCGCAATTATGGCCTGCATCCCGACCAGTTAAGCCAGCCTGCGCCCGTGACTGAACTGGCCAGTCTGCATCCTAATCACGTGTGGGAAATCGACGCCTCACTTTGCACCCTCTATTACCTGAGCAATGGACATAAGGGCTTGCAGGTGATGGACAGCGCGAAGTTCTACAAGAACAAACCGGCCAATGTGGCACGTATCGCCAGTGACCGCGTCTGGAGCTATGAAATCACTGACCACACCAGCGGCTGGATCTATGTCGAGTATGTTATGGGCGCTGAATCTGGCGAAAACCTGTGCTCTGTGCTCATCAACGCCTTGCAAGAGCGCGGCGGCGCGGACGTGCTGCACGGCGTGCCTAAGCTGTTGTATCTCGACCCCGGTTCTGCCAACACCGCAAGCATGACAAAAAATCTGTGCCGGGCATTGGGTATCGATTTAAAGGCACATAAAGCCCATGCGGCGCGTTCAACAGGCAGCGTTGAGAAGGCCCGCGACATCATCGAACGCAAACTGGAGCCGGGCCTGAAGTTCCAACCGGTTCATAGTCTGGAAGAGCTGAATGCGCTGGCCGTGAAATGGCGCTCTCACTTCAATGCTACCGCCGTTCATAGCCGTCATGGACAGACCCGTACCGATATCTGGCTGAAAATCAACGCTGAACAGCTAGTGAAAGCGCCGTCTATTGAGGTTTGTCGCGAACTGGCCGTCGCAACACCGGAAGAGCGCAAGGTCAAGCCGACGCTGCGCGTGTCGTTCCGTGGCATTGAATACGATGTATCTACCGTCCCCGGCGTGATGGTCGGTGAGAAGTTGCTGATCACCCGCAATCCGTGGCGCACCGATGCCGCGCAAGTGGTGCTGACCGGGGAAGATGGCCACGACACCTTCTTCCTGATCGATGAAGTGACCAAAAATGAATTTGGCTTTGCCGACTCTGCCGCAGTGATCGGCGAAAACTACAAATCACACGCCGATACGCCAGCTCAAACCGCAGCGAAAGAAATTGAACAACTGGTGACGGGAACGGATAACGCGACGGATGCGGCAGCGGCACGTAAAGCGAAGGCGCTGCCGTTCGGCGGCAAACTCGACCCATACAAACACATTGACGACACCACGTTACCTGCGTTTATGCCACGCCGTGGTACGGAATCTGGTGTACGCAGCCCACGCATCGAACAGCGGCCTCTTACGCATGTTGAAGCAGCTAAGGCGCTGCGTGAGCGGTTTGCAGCCCGTAACCAGACATGGACAGCCGGACACTTTCGCCAACTGGTTGAACTTTATCCCGCTGGCGTGCCGGAAGAACAACTGGATGACGCTGTCGATGCGTTGCTCACGCCGGTTTCCGGCAATGTCATTAACATCGTCAACGGGAATTAAGGGGGGAACATGCTGGTACTGAAACAACAGTTAAAACAGGCACGGCTCTCGCAGGCCGTTGTCGCCAGAAATATCGCAGTGTCAGAGGCCACGCTGGCACAAATTGTTAATCACGACCAGTGGCCACGCACCAACACCGGGGAAATTCGCCAGCGTCTGACAGCCTTTCTGTCGGCTAGTGGCATTGAAACACAACGTAGTTTTGATGCTGTGCAGGACGGCACATCCCGCACAGCAGATACCACAGACCTCACAACGGAGGAAAACATGTTACTCAAAAAACAGGTGTTATTTCCAGCAACAAAAAAGGCATTCGGACTGTTCCGTGACCCATTTTCCGATGATGCTATGCAGGGCGCGGAGGATGTTTTTACGACGCCGGATAGCCGCTATGTGCGTGAGTCACTGTATCAGACCGCGAAACATGGCGGCCTGATGGCGGTCATTGGCGAATCCGGTGCCGGTAAATCGACGCTGCGCCGCGACCTTATCGAACGTATTAACCGCGAGAACGCGCCCGTTATCGTCATTGAGCCGTATGTGATTGCGATGGAAGACAACGACGTTAAAGGTAAGACGCTGAAAGCCGCCGCCATTGCTGAAGCGATCATCAACACCATCGCCCCGCTGGAAGGAGTAAAGCGATCGCAGGAGGCACGCTATCGTCAGTTACATCGCGTACTGAAGGACAGCAGCAATGCAGGCTACAGTCACGTTCTGGTGATTGAAGAGGCGCATAGTCTGCCAATCCCCACGCTGAAGCATTTGAAGCGCTTTTATGAGTTGGAAAGCGGGTTTAAGAAGTTGCTGTCTATTGTCCTGATCGGCCAGCCAGAGTTAGCCGTCAAGTTAAGCGAACGCAATATGGAGGTGCGCGAGGTTGTCCAGCGCTGTGAAATCGTCGAACTGCTGCCGCTGGACAACAGCCTGGAAGCGTTTCTGACATTCAAAGTTGAGCGCACAGGCAAAAAGTTAGTCGACATTATGGACGACAGCGCGATTGACGCTATCCGGGGCCGTCTCAGCAGCAATCTCGGCAGTCGGAAGAATGTCAGCCTTCTATACCCGCTGGCCGTTTCCAACTTAGTGATTGCTGCAATGAATCTGGCCGCTGAGATCGGCGTGCCAGTGGTTAATGCTGACGTAATTAAAGGGATTTAACGATGGCGAAAATTATTATTTCTGTACAACCGTTGCCTGCGGCATTGGTAAATGAAAATCAGGAACTTAGTCAGTCCATTAACGTTTCAATTGAAAATGAAACAGGTGACATCGTCGTGACACAGCTGCTGGCAACGATGATTAAAGATGAGATGGCTAATGCGATTAATGCGGCCAACACCAGGCTGATGAAACATCTCAATGCGGCAGGAATGAGCTTCACCAGCCAAATGATGCGTAATCACAGGGATCTGCACTGAGCACCTTATATTCTGGGGGACTGATATATGACGTCTGTTTTGAATATTGATGAGCAATTATCCAATGTGCAAGCCGTCATGACGGCGCTACGAGCCATGAATGCAACAGTTCACAGCGTGATGATTAAGGGTAGCCAACCGATTATCCGCATTGCCAGAAATGGTCACTGTGAAAAGTTGATTAAAAAAGGCGTGGCGCGTTATGTGCTGACTGGCGCGAATAACAATGGCCGGTTTCGGCAAGGGGAATTTGAACAGCACGGGTGCCGTATTATTTGGTCTGAGTCATTACATTGAATTGAGGGGAAATAAACGTGGAAATTAATAAAGCTGAATACATGACCGATCGCAAAGGGCGACTGGTTCCCGTTAATCAGGTCTCGGACTATGACCTGGCAATGGATACGTTTGTAAAAGAGCAAGTCGCTGCGGCAAAGATTAAAAGCGCAGAGTTGCTGGCGTTCAAGAACTGCGCGTTCAATGAATGTTATGCCTGGTTGGATCTGGTTGCAGAGAAGTACGGGCGTACACGTGGAGGCGCTAAGGGTAATATCACATTCAGTAGTTATGACGGTAGTCAGCAAATTCGTATTGCGGTGCAAGACTCTCTGACGTTCGGGCCTGAGCTACAAATAGCCAAAGACCTAATTGATGAGTGCGTTACCGAGTGGTCGCAGGATGCCAATGACAATCTCCGTGCGTTAATTACGGATGCATTTTCCGTTGATAAAGAGGGACAACTAAATACGGGGCGAATCCTATCCTTACGCCGGATTAAGATCGCAGATGAACGCTGGGTTAAAGCAATGGAGGCAATTTCTGAATCATTGCAAGTCGCTGTATCGAAAACCTATATCAACTTCAGGGAAAAAGACGAATCGGGGAAATTAGTTAATATCCCGTTAGATATCGCCGCGATTTAAATATAAAAAAATGAAATTGCTTTTATTTCGGCGTCAACGCTGGGGAATTCTGCACGCGTAATTCAGCATACATACTATTTTGGAGATCACATGATTAAAGGTATTGCACACAATCGCTCAACACTGTACCGCATGGCGTTAAAGCACTTTGGCCCTGAGTCTCAGACGCTAAAACTTATCGAAGAAACCGCAGAGCTAGGTGCTGCCGCATCACGTAACCTGAACGGCCTCGGTAATGAGGTCGCTTTAGCGGAGGAAATGGCCGATGTTGAGATCATGATCGAACAGTTCCGCCTTAATGGCATGGATAAGCTAATCGAACTGGCAAAGCACAATAAATTAAAACGGCTGGCTGAAAGGCTGGAGGTGGAATATGTCGGAGGTGATGCGTGATTATTGGCTTTATATTACTGGTATCAGCCTGCGGCGCTGATTTCTGCGATGCCATGCCTGTGTCAGACGACATCTACCTGAACCAAGAGTCGTGTCAGTTAGTGTTGGATGCTATCCATGAACGCCGCCCTGAAGCCATCTTGCTGTGCGGCGAAGTCTGGCGGGAGGAAAGCGATGACAAAGAATCAACTGATTAAGTTGATCCACATAGCCAAACGCAATCTGCAACTGGACGATGATACCTATCGCCAGTTGCTAATCACCGTTACAGGCAAGTCATCTACGCGGGACATGACAGTCCCGCAGTTAGATAATGTGCTTAATGCCATGAAGAAACGCGGGTTTAAGATCAAAGCGGCAAAAAAGGCTAGCAGCACTCGTCCATTGGATGATTCTCCCCAATCCCGAAAAATCCGTTCATTATGGTTAGCAATGGCTGATGCAGGCATCATTCGTGACCGTTCTGAAGCCGCGCTGGCGCGTTGGGTGAAGCGTGAAACTGGCGTTGATAGCCTGCAATGGCTGAACTCAGAACAGGCCAGCGTCATTATTGAGAAGCTGAAGCAGTGGCAACGCCGCGTAAGGAAGCCAGAATGAACAACGGCAATAATTTCCGCAGCAAAGGGCCTGAGCTATTGGTGGAACTGGCGCAACATACTACAAGCACAATAAAGGAGATTGTCGAGATCGACACTGCTATCGCTGAACAAATCGGCGAGGCAGTGGCCAACCGTATGATGCAGGTTTGGGGCGGTCAAAGCGTCTACTTTCCGATGGGAACGCTATGGCGTATCTCTCAGCGCGATCACGACATCTTCAACGACTTCAATGGCCGCAATCATCATGACCTGGCACGTAAGTACGGCGTTTCTCTGCAGTGGGTTTACAGCGTGATCAAGCGTGTCAGAAAGGCGGAAACAGATAGGCTTCAGGGATGTCTGTTTGATGATGGTGAATTTGATGACGAACCACAGCAAGGGGAGTAAAATTACACAGGTCGAACGGAAGAATGACTAAATTTTTCGTCCGGCCTGTTTTTTCACATACTGTAAGAGAATTACAATTACCATCCAATCTCTTCCCAGTTCACCCCGCTTAGTCCCACAATTATCTCGCAGACTCTGTATTATTTATCTCACTTCTAATCACATTTCCTACGAATTCGATGACTAAAAAGGACGACATCATGGCAAAAGCATCAACAAGTTTAAAAACTGCATCGGTACTGGCTTTTGAACGCAAGCTGGCGAATTCGGACGCGGTAATGTACGCAGGCAACTGGACGCAGCAGGATAACTGGACGCCGATTGCCATTCAGGAAAAATCGGTGCGCGGGACGATCTCCAACCGCCTGAAAAATGCCCTCACCAGCGACCCCGCCAAGCTGGATGCAGAAATCCAGAAAGCCAACCTGCAAACCGTAGACGTTGCTGCCCTTCCCTTCGGAGCCGATACCCTGAAAGTCGTGTTTACCCTGCGGGTGCTCGGTAATCTGGCGCAGCCCTCGGTCTGTAACGATCAGGATTATCAAACCGCGCTGGGTAACATCATCACCGGATACGCTCAGGATCAGGGCTTTGGCACACTGGCGGCACGCTATGCGGAAAATATCGCGAACGGTCGTTTTCTGTGGCGCAACCGCGTCGGCGCGGAAGCCATTCGCGTGGTCGTTACCACAGGCGAACAACGTTGGGAATTTAACGGCGAAGACTATTCGCTGCGTGCGTTCAGCCAACCAACCGATGACCTTGCAGCACTGGCACAAGCCATTGAGCAAGGGCTGGCCGGCGATACATCGGTGCTTTTTACCGTGGAAGCCTACGTGCAGTTAGGCAACGGACAGGAAGTCTTCCCGTCTCAGGAACTGGTGCTCGATGAAAAAGCGCGTAACGGCAAGAGCAAGATCCTCTATCAGGTGAACGATGTCGCGGCCATCCACTCGCAGAAAATCGGTAACGCGCTGCGCACCGTTGATGACTGGTATCCGGCGGCGGATGAAGCAGGTCCGATAGCTGTCGAGCCCTACGGTTCCGTCACCAGTCGGGGTAAAGCCTACCGCCAGCCCAAGGAGAAGATGGATTTTTACACGCTGCTGGATAACTGGGTGATTAAAGGGGATGTTCCTGCACCGGAGCAGCAGCATTACGTGATTGCCACGCTGATTCGCGGCGGCGTGTTTGGTGAAAAAGGCGAATAA